CTCTATCTAATCTTGAAAAATTACCTTCTGAATCTGAAGGCGGGTTAAATGAATCATCTTTTTCTATTGCTTTTTCAGCGCCTGTAGCAGTTTCTTTTATTTTATAAACTTCGTTCATATAAGTTTTGTAATTAAAATATAAAACTTGAACTTTATTACTATCAAACTCATCATAGCTGCTAGCGTTTTTATATGAGTTATTAGTATAAAGTGATCGTGATTGCATTATCTCTTCTAAATCACTTTGTTCTAAAAATGGAAATTGTTTTGCTAGTTCGTTTACAGGTATAGTTTTTACTTCACCAACATAGTATATATCATCAAAGTAAGGTGATTCTGTATAAGAATAAACTAAATCGGCAGGATCAACGTATTCTACAGTTGCGCCTTCTGATGTGGTAAAGTTTGTTTTAACAGCGCCTATACCCAAAACAGTTAAATCTCTATAAAATCTATTTTTTACTAAATCATATTTATTACCATCTAACAAAACATTTATAGCTTGTTCTTCTGCTATTTCTACAGCTTGTTTATAGCTTAATTGCATATGAAGCTCTAACTCTTCTTTTGTTTCAGGTAATGTATCTGGATCGTTTTGATAAAGGTTAATATTAAACTTTTGTTGAACAAAATCGTTTATTTCTTTTGTATTCATGTCGTCAACTATAGACTGCATGTATTCAGTTCTTTTTGCAATACCATATGGATCTTGCGAATATGCTTTTATATCGTAAGATCTATCAGCCATACCGTTAACAACTATATCAACAAACTTAGGTATAATAGGTACTGGTGTCCAGTCTAAATTTAAATAACTTAAGTCACCATTGATAGATAACTCATCTTTGTATTTTTGTATTGATTGATTACCTTCAGCATATAGTCTTAGTCTATGAAAATCGTTATAATGCTTGTGATACCTGTTTATACCTTGGTCTTTATTAAACCACTCGTGTTCTATAGCTTTTGCAACTTTTAAACCATAGTCATAACTTAACTTTTCAGCGTCACTTACAACTTGACTAGGAAAATAATTATTAATATATTCTGCCATATGTTATTTTATTATTTTTGACGTATTGCCTTTATTGTAATATTTAGCAATATTTATATTCAATTTTGGTTTTTCTATTTTAGCGTTTGGTTTATATAAATTTCTGTTACAAGCCATAATAGCAAGACCAGAACTTATAGAAGCATCAAACTTTGTTCTTTTTGTTATATCAAATCTAGCCCAGTCATTTAATGTTTTATTAAAATATATATTGCCATATACACCATCTTTTAAATGACCTACGTATTGTTGTATGTACATTTCAATAGCAGCTGCATGAGCTTGTTTTATATCTTCGCTAGTATTAGGTATACCACCTATTTCTTTTTCAGTAGTTGATAATTTATTCCAAACTTTATCAGGTCTGTTCATGCTAAAACCTCTATAACCTCTACGTCTTAAATGATACAATAATCTAGGCTTGTTGTTTTCTGCAAGTAATGGCATACCGTAAAACACTAAAGCCATCAATACATCTTCAAAAAATATTTCAGCTGTTTGAGGTCTTGCTATGTATTCTAAAAAAAAGTGATTAGGTGGTGCGTCTTCCATGCTGAATTTAGTTAAACCATGCAAAGCGCCGTTAGAACCTTTACCATCTACAGTTCCTGATATATCATAACTATCACAACCAAAAGCGCCCATATGCTCATTACTAGGAAATCTAATACCATTTTTTAATGTTATTCTGTTTTGTAAATTACTAGGTGGAAACCAACTAACATTAAATCTTCCTTTTGGATCTGGATAAAATATTACTTGAGTATCTTTAATACCATTAACCCATTGAAAATTACCAGTATTAACATTTGTTAAAGCGTTTATACCTTCGTTGTAATCTATTTGTTCGTATATTTTTACTAAATTAAATATACTGTTTTTTGTTTCATCTCTAAACGCGTGTTCTTCAGTACGTGGAAACTGGCGATAAAATTCATTTAAAGCATCTTGATCATCTTTTAAACCATCAGCTTCGTTTTGCCAGTTATCTATTACACCTATATCTATTAGTTCACCGTCTGGGGCAAAGACATCTGTGTCAGATGTATCAAATACTGGAATTCCGTACTCGTCAATAAATCCTTCGTAGTTCCATTCCATTGGGACAAACAAAGAGTATAAACCAGACTTTGTCTGGCCATTTCTATTTCTCTTAGTGACATCGGATGCGTTATATAGTTTTTTAAAATTGTCTCCACCTTTATCTAGCGCGTTTGAGGTCGAGCCCATCATACATTTACCAACTACTCTACTACCTAATCGTAAACATGTTTTAGTTACTCGCCAGTTATTTAATATGTTATCAGGTCTTTCCCACTTGCCACTTTCATCATGTACTAACAAATTTAGCTTTTCACCATCATAACTATTATCACCTGTATTTTTCCAGTCAATAGTTGTATCTAAACCTTTAAGCTCTTCAACTTGTTCATTAGCTGTTATTTTTTTTCTTGTAAACTTACTAGCTGGTACTCTATATGCAAGTTCTGATTTTGGTCTGTCCATACCGTCTTGTATTGGTTTAAAGAAAAAAGGGTAGTTAATACTAATTGGTACTACTTTATCTGTAAACATTTTTTTAGCATCACCACCTGTTTTAGATAATATTCCAAATCTACTATCACTCGCTAATGTAGCTAAATTAACCGTTTCAGCTGAAGACATAAACGAAAAACCACTACGACGATTTTTAAGATAACACATACCGTAGCATCGTTTATCTGCTTTACAAGCTTCCCAGAATATATAAAATAATCTATTAGCTTCTCTAAAATCAGGAGCACCTACATCTATTTTACTCCATTGTAAATACATATAGTGTGTACCTGTTATGTATGTTGGTTTATTATTGTTAACAAACCAAAAGCCTTCATCTCTACGTTTAAACTCTTCGTCTATATAATCAAACCATTTGTCTTTTTGATCTTCTGGATAAGCTCTCCAATCAAATATATTTTTAAGCCTTAATAATTCTTTTGGTTGTTCTTGTTTTACCCACTTATTTAGTTTGTGTGCGTGCAGTCGCACTGGTCGTCTTGGCAATGCGATTTGCAAATTTTGTATTTCAAGTATTTCACCAATTTGCCCAGTTTTTGAGATAACAACGAGATCATGTTCTTTATTATATCCATATTTCCATTTTTTACTTTTATTAAGTCTACTAATTGTAGTTTTTTTTACAGGCTCTATAACCTTAACTAAACTTTGCTCGTACATTACTTAGATCTACCTTCTGTGCCCAGCTTGGATTATAAGTTTCTTCGTGTCCTTGATGTTCATATTTAATTGTAATAAATTTAGATAAAACTCGATATAATTTTTGTCCGTCTATTACGAACTCGTATTCGCTGTTAGGTCTAAAACCAACTAGATCACCCTTATTAAAACCTTTGTCAGCATATTGTATAATACCCATTAGTGGCTGTTCTTGATCAACATCAAATTTGTTAAAGTTTTTTATAGGTTTTACCCAACAAAAACCAGGTATTGTTCGCCATTCCCAAAAATTTTTATATAAAAATATTTGATCTTGTGATAATATATATGTGTTTTCGTTAAAATAGCTTCTACTATTTTTTTCTTTACCGTGTTGATTATGCCATCTACGAAAAACATTATGGTGTACTATAACGTCATTACCTACTTCAATATTTGTATTACCAATCATAGGTGTAGATACAACTGTTGCTTGGCGATTAATATACTGATGATTAAATATTTCAGTGTTAAGTATTAAATCTTTATCACCAACTTTTTTACTATTATTATATCTACTTCCTTTTGGTTTTACAACATAGTTGTAAACACTTTTCATTAGTACTCTAGGTTATACTCTACAGATACAGCCATGTTTTTATTAAAGTCTTTCCAAGGTAATACATCTTTATTTTTTCTAATATAAATAGAAAACTTTTCATCTTTTTCTATTATATCGCAAATAGTATGACCACCATATACTTCTTGACCAACAGCGTAGTGCATGGCGTTTTCTTTATAGTCTTTACCTACTGTTATTTTTCTAATTAGTTTGCTCATCTTTTTCGTAGTTTATAGTACCATCTTGAATATTAATGTCATCAGTACCATAGTTCTTTTTAAATTCTACTTGCATTTTAGATAACTGCTCTTGCAAAGAACTAACATGATGTAGCATGTTATGCTTTTTAGTTTCAAAACTACCTATTTCTAATTGAGCTCTATTTATATTATTAATAACTGATTGTACTTTATTTAATTCTTCTTCGTTAATTTTCTCAGGTTTAACGCCTTTTAATTCTTTAATTTTTTTGCTTGTGTTTTTTGCCATTTTATTTAATTTAATTATTATTGTTATTTATCTTTCAAAATGTAATATTATTTTTATTGGATTTACATTTATAAGTTGATCTCCATCTGCTAAGTCTCCAGCTGTACCTGCTCCATTTTGTATTCTAAAAGCAGCTAAGCTTGCTGGAACTGTATAATCAGTTTCACTAGCTGTTGCTTCACCACTAAACTTAAAAGTCATAGCTGAAGCAGATACAGTAGCTACTTCACCTATAATTATATCGTCAGCAGCATGTATAACGTCTCCAGGTGCAAATACTAAGTTAAGAGCTGTTCCTTCCACATCAGCGTCAACAAAGCTACCTGTATTAGTAGCTATAGTTATAGCTCGACTTATCTCAGCTGCACTTCCAAAATCAAAAGCACCTTCAGCTATCATACCAACATATAATTTATCAAAACCAACATTACTACCACTCTCAGGCTCACATTGAATAACTTGTTGCGTTCTTTCACTATCAGCGCCACCTTGCTGTAAAGACGCTATTTGTACTCCATTATCTAACACGTTAGCTATATAGTCTTTAGCTATAAATGAACTTTTACCAATCACGTTGTTGTAGTACCCTGTACCATTAGCAGTAGCATGAACAGTACCTAAAGACGTAGGATCAGCACTATTTATAGACTTAGCATACACTAATTGAAAAGGATGCTCATTAGTTGCTGTTCCATCTTTTTTTCTAATAATAGCTGTAACACCTATAAGCCTAGAAGCACCTTTTGGTATATCAACAGGATGCCAGTCAAAAACAATATCACCACTAGAGTATGCGCTTGCTAATTTACTAGCTTGTATTGTTGGTTTTACTATTACGTTAAAATATTTTCCCATAATTTTATTTTTTTACTTTTTCTAGTGATCTACCGCCAAAATAAGCACCGATCACGGTTATTAATACTAGTTGTAATAAGTCTGTCCATTTGTCTTGTACTTGAAATGTAATAACACCAGCATCAATAAATATTAATAACACTGTCGCTACTACTAAAAATACTAAAACTAATGGTCTTATATTTTTACTTAACCATGAATCGCTATTCATGTCTAACTTCCATCTCTCTGTTACTTGCTTTTGCATTTCAGCTTCGTAACCCATAATCATATCTTTAATTTTTCTTTCAGCATCTAGCTTTTCTTCTGCAGATGTATGTAAGTTGTCTATAACTCCACCTACATTTTTAACTAGCTCTGCTGTACCTTTTGATAATAAATTTCCTATCATTATACTGTTCCGTTTTTGTTACCGTTATTTGCATCATTTTCCCATGGAAAACCTTCGTCTCCAGCTTCTTTTGCAACACCATCTACTATAATCATATCTTTACCGTTAATAGTTTGTCTTGGATATGTAACGCCATTATACTTTACAAAGTCATCACCATAAGCTAACTTACCTACACGCATGTCTGTAGCGTGTCGCATTTCGTGGTTTACAACTTGTTTTTCTTCTTCGCTACCTGGTATTATTTTATCGCTAATATATATACTACCGTCCATATTAGCTTCACCCATAATACCTTCTTCTAGTGGTTTTCTTACAACAGGTGCACCAGGTACAGAAGCATCACCACCAGCTTCTTGGCTAAAACGCATCTTTGATCTTATTTCACCGCCGTACATAGACGGACGTTTACCTTTACCTAGTTTAAATCCCATTATCTGTCTTTGTCTTTAATCATATCATCTATAGATTTATTATAAACCTTATCTGTATATGATTTGTTATTGTAAAAAACACTTCTTTCGGATGTAGGCATATCTTCTTCGCCTAAAAGTATTCTATATATTCTACTTATCATTTGACTACATTTAAAAGAAACTTTAAATACAGAGTATTTTATAGTTGTTCTGTTTCTATGTCTCCATACTTCTATCCAACCATCTCTTCGTAGTCTTTCCCAACGGTTTTTGTCCCATGAATATGTGTAAGTACCGTCTAAAAACTCGTTTCGTGTAAATCTTTTTTTACAATCTAAATAAATTAATAATTCTAAATCTGCATCTTTTAACCCGTAAGTTTTACAGACCCACTTTCTAGTGAGCCTGTAATACTTAAAGATATTCATATCACGCAGATCCTGCGCGGTTAATCTCATTTAAGATTAAGCAGCAGCAGTAACTGTGATAGCACCACAAGAAGAAATGTGTGAAGACACATACGTACTTGTTGCATCGTCAGCGATAGTAATAAAACCATCACCAAACTTCATACCGTTAATAGCAGCAGTAATATCTGCAATTAACAAATGTTGCTTAGCTGCAGTTATGTTTAATACTACTTTATCTACAGCTGCTATATCAGCACCAGTACCAAGCATGCTGTCAAACTGCATTTCAATAGCGTCAGTATCAGCGATAAATTTAAAACCTCTGAACTTTGATAACGGAGCAGCATATCCTTCGTCAGCACCATCATTTACACCATCACCAGTTTGGAAGTAAAGCATAACTAATTTATCATTTGCGTAAGTTCCCATAATTGTAATTTTTTTTTAATTAATAATTTGTTTTATGTTTTGAGTTTTAGGTTTATTGTTTATGGTTTAGGTTTAATCTACTAGAACCACATCACCATCACGAATAACTCTATAAAGAGTGTCTTTCCATGATATGTCGTGTCCAGCGTGTTTATCGTAATATATCGTGTCTCCATCTTTTAATACTTCAACTAAATTACCACAAGATATTATTTTTGCTTTTATATAACGGTTATCTGCATCAGTGTCGTCCGTCATTATAAGACCAGCAACCTTTTTAGGTTCTAGTTTTATTTTGTCTACTATTATATATCTATTAACTGCCTTCATTGATACGTATGTTTGAAATTACACAATCGGCAGATATTATAGTAGTTACAACAGAAACCGCGTTTTTAAGTGCTGACTTAGTAACAAGTACAGGATCTATGATACCAGAGTCTATCATATTAACAGCATCGCCTGTTATAACATTAATACCAGTTCCTTCAATAATATTAACATTTAAGTTTAAACCAGCATTATTTAATATTGTTGCATATGGAGCTCTAATAGCATCAAATAGTATTTGTTCACCTACATTATCAGCTTTTAATTTTTGAGCTGCGTTTAATAGTGCTACACCACCACCAGGTACTATACCTTCTTGTAAAGCTGCTTTTGTAGCATATATTGCATCCTCTACTCTGTCTTTCTTTTCTTTCATCTCAACTTTAGAGTTAGCACCTACCATTACTACACCTACACTACCTGATAGCATAGCTAATCTTTGTTGATGTTTTTTCTTAATAAAAGGATTTTTATCTTCTTTATCAATTAACTTTTGTATAGACTTAATTCTTTCTTCTAACTGATCTTCTGGTGCATCTATAGTTAATACTGTGTTTTTATCACTAGTTATAGCTGTATGCGCTTCACCTAAACAGTCTACGTCTATTAAATCTAAATCATCACCTAGTTCTTCGTTTATTACTTTAGCACCAACTAAAAACGCAAAATCATCGCATGTATCTAGTTTAGTAGGACCAAAGCCTGGTAAATCAATTATATTTATTTTGATATTACCTTTTACCTTGTTCATAAGTAGCGCGGCTTTAACCTGCTGTTCTACTGGAGCAACGATCAATAACGATCTTTTGTTCTTTATAACATGCTCTAGTATTTTTTGTATCTTACGTATGTTAGGTATTTCCGATGTAACGATTAATACTAATGGATTATCAAGCTCGCAAACTTGTTTATCTTTATCGGTAACAAAGTGTGGTGATGTGAGTCCTGAGTCAATCTGCACGCCGTCAACTACTTCGACGTATGTCTCTTCAGTTGGAGACTCTTCCATTAATACCACACCGTCTTTACCTACTTTAGTATAAGCTTCTGCTATAATCTTTCCTAGTTCGTTGTCGTTGTTACAACTAATCGAACTAACAGATTCTAGCATATCGCCTTCGATCTTGACAGAAGTCTTATCTAGGTATTTATTTACTTTTTTAAGACCAGAGTTTATCCCGTCTTTTATTTCTCTAATAGTTTTATCGCTGTCATTTACTTCTTTTAACAGAGATTCAGCAAGGACAGTAGCTGTAGTAGTACCGTCACCTGCTTCTCTTACTGTATTTCTAGCAGCTTCTTTAATAAGGGTTGCACCCATATTTTCAACCGGATCAAATAAGACAACAGATTCTGCTACTGTTACACCGTCTTTTGTTATTACCGGTAAACCACGTGTATCTTCATAAATTACACACTTACCAGACGCACCTAGGGTTGATTTTACTGCTTTTGCTAGCTTTTCAACGCCAGCAATTACTTTGTTTTTCGCGTTTTCGCCAAAACTTACATCCTTAACGAACTCGCTAGGCTGATTATATTCCATATTTGATTAAATTTAATTAAATTTTGCTCTATTCGAACGTTTTTACTATTTTAGGTCCTTTTGTAGCCTCTAATTTTTTTGAGAAATGATCGATGCTGCCATCAATTGCTGCTTCAGCGCCTTCTATGGTTTCTCTTCGTGTAACATCATGCCAGTTTTTTTCATTTACTGGGTCATTTACTTCCGTTTGGTAAAAACCATTAGGTAATTGGGTAATACGCCAATTGCTTTTGTCCGCTAAATGCGTCCATTGTTCAATAGTTTTTTCATTCGGTTTTTGGTTGCCAGTTAATGTACTGGTCTTGTAGTATAAATAAGTCATTTGGTTTTATTTTAGGTTAAACTTATTGGTATAGGGTACTTCCCTACTCGTTTTTCGTGCCTCTTCCGAAGTTACCACGATTATTTTTTATACTCACTCTTTTTACTGTACCATTAGACATATGGTGTATATCACTATTAGATCTTTGACCTAATCTTTGGTTTTGAGCTTTCTTTGCTTTACGCGCTGGGGTTTTAGCCATAGCTATATCTCTACGCTTTTTAGCAGCAGCAGCTTCAGGTGATAATTTTTGTTTTAATCTTATAGGTGAGCCTTTCATAAATAGTATTATTACATAGAAAAAATAATATTTACTAATATAGAAGTGGAGTATTGCACCTATACATACCACACATTTTTATTTTGTGAAATCGTTTACAGAAAACCCAGGCCCCCTTTGCCATAACGCAATGCGCATAT